CTAGCTGACGCTCTGCAAAAAGAGTACGGGGAGACGTTCAACATTATCCACCGGATTACTTTTATCGATGAGCGTGAAGAAATCCGGAATTTTTACAGAATTCGTTCACAGTCCATGTGCCAAGAGAAGGACTGGCTAGTTCAGGAATATGACGCCAAGAAAAAGCCAATCGGGTTCGATATTCAAGGCGCTTTTGATTCTGGTGGGGTGTTTTATTTGCTCGATGAGGTACATCTTGTTTTTGGGGCGAGGGAGTGGCAGGACATGGGGCGGGCCTGTATTTTCTACGCATCACAGCATCGGAAGTTGAATGATGATGTTTATCTGATTTCCCAACTGCCGAAACAGGTGGACGGTCAGTTTCGCGGATTGGCACAGGATTTCACAGTGTTACGGAATCACGGAATGGAGAAATTTTTTGGGTTTAAACAACCGGACATCTTCACGCGCAAGACATATTTTTCCATGCCGACCGGATCGAGTACTGATACTCCTCTTGAAACTGGGCGGTTTTTTTTGAACCTCAAATGGGCCGATTGTTACGAAACCGCACGGGGAATGGGGCTGAAAAATGTTGAGGGTGGATCGGCGGACAAGGGCAAGGACAAAAGGTCAGGGCTCAGGTGGTACTGGGGTCTTGTCATTTTCTTTGTGGTGTGTGTCGTTTTGGTTCAGGTTGTATCAAGGGCTCCGAAAGCATTTTTCGGGTATGCTAGTGGGAAGGGTGAAGGCAACGGAACGGAATCAAATTCAACCGCAGTAGAAAGGTACAGAACTGCAATCATGACAGCGAGGGCAGAAAAGGCGGAAGAACAAAAGCAAGGAGGGACAATTGATGTCTCACCAAAGGGCAATCTCCAGGTAATTGAGGGTGAGACAAGAGATGTTCCACCTGATTTAACAAACGTCGGATCCGTGAAAATATACAATTCGACGAATTTTGTCGAAGGATACTTGGTCACGTCTTTCCGGGGTAAAAACCAAGCGCGATTTCGGTTGACTAACGGTGCGGTTTTGTCCACCGGCACGGGTTCAATTTTGGAGGTTCGTTCTGATGGCATTGTGAATCGGTACGGTGAGCTCGTGCCATTCAATCCCCGTGTGAGATTTGACCTCCGAGAGCTTTACGGAACCCCAGAAAGGTGAATTTAGTTGTGGACAAACAGTGAACAACAGTGTAGGTATCTCGCGTGCGTGCAAAAAAGGTAATCATTTTTGGGGTTTTAGTGGCAGGATTTGGGTACGCTGCTGTTGTTCATAACTTCACCAACGGGGACGGAGCACAGCACGCAGTCGGTTCGCCCGGAATTCTCCAGCAGTCAAGGCTGGCATCAGTGGCTGATTTCAACCGGGACGGAACAACCACCAAAGAGGAATGGCGTCAGTACTGGTTTTTGAGAGGAGGACAATGAGCATCGACAATCGAGTAAATGAAGACGGGTTCGACTTCGACCAAGCTTATTTGGATTCAATGGGTCTGGCGAAAGTTTTCGTGGGTTCGATTCCCACAACCAATGAACAGAAAGCGGCTTGGAACTTACAACGTCTCAATGAAGCGGAGCTTCAAATGGATTACGAAGGGCAATACTCATGGGATTTTTAGTGTTTTTGATACCAGTGATTTACATAATCATATTGGCTTCAACCGTCAGAGGCGGTTTTTAATCTGTGCTAAACAAGAAACAAAAAAAAGGAACAGGAAATGGAAGTAACACTGGACGTAAAAGCGGTCGAGCAAAAAACTTACCGCAAAGGGCCTAACGAGGGTAAGGCTTACACAACTGTCGCGGGACTGGACACCGCAACAAATCCGTGGCTTAAACAGGTGCTAGAAGTCAGATGCGATCCCGCGAGGAACGACATTGACGCCGGAGACAAGGTGACTGTCGGGGTGACTTCAATTGGAGTTTACAACGGAGTTGTGCAATTGGACGGAAGTCTTGACAAAAAAGGGAAGTGATGAATTACTCCCCTGATGCGCTAGCGGTGCGGAAACTTGATTGGGATTTCTTCTGTACCCTAACGCACAAAAAGGGGGGATTCTCACACGATGCCGATGGGATCAAAGTTTTCCATGGTGGTCGGTGGGAATCCCCTTCCAAAAAAAGGCAAGCCGCAAGATATCAGGCTTGGATTTATCGGGTTTGCCGATCCTTTAAAATTCGGCCACGTAATTTTCTTTGGGTTTCACGATTGGAAAAAGGCGGCAAGGGTGGCCGCGATCATTTTCACGCTCTTATCAGGTTAAACAAACGGCATTTGGTTAATTCGAGGTCGTGTGTGTTTCGGTTGAAAGCGTTATGGGAGGGACTGGATTATGGCGGGGCTAATGTCCGGGCTGTGATTGCAAGCGAAGGGGTAGCGGGGTATCTGGCAAAAATCGTTTCTGAATATGAAGAAACCAGATTTTCAGAAGAGCCGTACCGTTCTGTGAAGTTTTCGAGTGCTGCATTGCGATTGATGAAAAGTTGACTGAATCCGGGGATGCGTACATACCGCCAAAGAGACAGCAGATACGGCTGTATTCCCGAAGTTTGGGCCCCGCCCGGCCGCGAAGCGGCCGGGCGGGAATGATGAAAATACCAAAAGTGTTGTTTCAGAAATTGCTCAAAGGTGGCAAGCCGGTCAGTTTTTGTTCTGAACATGGGGCGTATACAGAAGAAAAATTGTGTGCTTGTTACGACAAAGATGGCAAAAAGGATGGGTATGGGTATTTGGAAGCGCCTGTCGATGATGGTGACTGGGGGTTCGCGGAGGGCGTAGATGAAACGAAAAAAAATTGACTGGTCGACCACGGGAGTACATTTGGAGCACGGGGCGTTGGTGACTGAAGCTCAAGCGGTGAGGATGACGGGTGAAACGAGAAAATGGATTCGTGATAAGGTAGCAAGGGGGAAAGTTGTCACAGTCGAGATCGACGGCCAGCGACTCATAAAATTGAGTTCCTTAATTTTAACGGTTTTCAAGAACGTGGCAAGGGACGATTACTTGGCGGTTGAAAATTGGGTGGTTTGCCTTATTTCCAAGCCATTCCTTGGGCCGAAAAAGGCCCGTAGACGGATGAAAAAAATGAGTCATAGTGCTGGCGATGAAAAATAAATTGAACAAATACATGATTGGCGCTGGCGCGCTGTTTCTTCCCGCGATCGCAATGGCAACCCCTGCGGACGACGTTTCGGCTCTTGTGGATCAAGCCGATGTTGTGTGGGTAAAGATTGCAACATTGAGTATCGCAATCATTGGGCTGGGACTTATTGTCCGGGTCGTGAGAAAGCTTCGCGGTTAGATAACAATCCTGTTCCTACAATGTAGGAAACAAACTGTCTGCCGGGGTCGCCCTATGTCTAAACCACATTGTTCGGCCTCGGTGGGCTTTTATCTTATGTCATATGAAGAAGGCGTCTTGTTTTTTGCGGGTTGCTGCCTTGGGTTTGGTCTTGTTCGGAGTCTCGACCGCTGAGGCCGCAACAGTTCGAATTTTCAACACTGTTTCAGCGGCAGAACCTGAAAACATTTGCCGTGTTTGGGCAAAGCTCGTTGGCGATGTTGCCGATCCCGTTCATGTTGGTGTGATGGGGCCGGGCCAGTACCTCGAATGGGATGATCCAGTAGGGCCGGGGTTAACAGGGACGTTAGTTTGTTACTATACTTTTGATTCTACAATTGGTGCCGGTGATTGGTGGTTGAACCAAGGATATTCGCAAATGCAAGCGGGGAATTGGGTGACTGCATCTCTCGGCGGTCAAGTCACTCCTTATGTTTACATCGCTCCTTCCAATCGCGTTTTACAGTGGTACGGAACTTTGAGATTATGGAACCGGACTGCGATAGAACAAACCGTGGTCATGAATCCTAACGTCACACTGACCATTCCGGCGGGCGAAAACGTGGAGTGGTCTCGGTTGATGGCAAGCACGCCAGTGATTACATCTCCATTCTGGTCACTTTATCAAACCGTTGTCCCATCCGAAGCGAATACAAACAATCAGATGTGGATGTTCTGGGTTTTCATTCAAGGCAATTCCTACACACAAATGCACATCCAAAACGGTCAGGCCGGTTGGCAATATTGTTTGTCCCATGCCGTACCGCAAGATGATGCCGGTGTTGACATGGCTCCAATCGAATGGGGCCCGTGCGCGGATGCCGGGGTCTTACCGCCTGAACCGGGTGCCGGAGGTGGTGGCGGAGGCGGCGGCGGAGGCGAGGGGAACGGGACAAACGGCGGTGGTGGCGCCGGAGGTGGTGGAGATGGCAACGGAACGACGATAATTATTGACCTCACCGAATTGGTAAATCTTGCAACCACAAGAAACAACCTTATGGGTTTGGCCATTGCGTGTTGCGAGGAGGGTCATGTAATTGCGCGGAATGCGAGCTTCACCAACTCGTTCCACTTGATCGAAAACAATTTGAGATTGGTGGACATTATTAATCTTTTAACTCCCCCTGAACACAACGGGACAGATGAGGAGGCAATCGCCGAAGAAATCGGAGAGGCAATTGAGGGCGTAGATGATGATGTTGGGGGGATTTTCGCTCTTCCGGCATTGGGGGGGATTTTTGATTTAGGCGACAATCCCATTGACGAACCGCCAGCAGGGGCTTTCCTGATCCCGTGGCAAGTTGGACAGGGACAGGAGGCCCAAAATATGGACATCAGTTTGGATTATCGGGAAATTGAAAACGCACAGACAATTTCGGGTTGGGTCAAAAACATAATGACCATGATTTTGGTGGGGATTTGGATTTGGGCTGTGTATAAACATTGCGAGAAATTATCGCATGAACTGTGGACAACTCCGCAAACGAAAACAAGCGGGGAAACGGTTTTAGGAACAAATTTGAATCTGGCAACTGCTGCTGCCAATGGCGTTGTTATTCTTGGGATAATCGCAACTTTTTGGATTTTCGCAATCGGAGCCCTTTCACTTGTTCCATGCATGAACGAAATCACGGGATCATTCGGGGATGTTTCAGCTCCGGGCGGCGAAGGAGGCAATGCGGTTCAGGTCGTCACTTGGACGATGAGTGAATTCTTTCCGATAATGTGTGCGCTGTCGCTGCTTGGGTCATACGCATTTTTTAGGGTGACGGCCATGGTGCAATTACAGGCAATGAAGGGTGTCGTCAAATTGGCAATTGCATGATAACGGTGGAGATAAAAAATTGGAGCGGATCGCCACAGTCGATTATGGTTGGCATGGACGATTACATGGTTCCTGACGGGACACACATATTGATGGTGGACGACATTGCCGGAGGGATGACAAACACTGTGATGGTAGATTGGAACGGAAATATGGAAACACTTTCGGGTGGTCAAGGATGGCAACTTACGTCTGGTTTGGGAATGCCGATGGTTTATGAGGTGCCGGGTGGAGATGTGGCCGATGTGGACGGATTCATGTTGGTAGGTTTTGGGGTTGGAGCTTGTATTGCAGTTCTCGGGATGACGCTAAATATAGCAAGGCGGATGTTGGGCCCTAGGTCTTATGATTAAAACCCTTCCGCGAATGCTGTCTTCTGCCGCGCAGCAAGCGCTATGCGAAGCATCTAGATGCGATTAGCATCTA